CAGCCACGGCTAGACTGAGTTTAATTTTCATTTCAAGACTGCGAGGATCTGAGGTAGGTAAGGGCGAAGCAAAAAGCCGATCATGATCGCCCAAGCAACCACGGCCACAACCCCCAGAACTTCGCCAGGTTCATCACATAATTGGATGAGCTTCTTTGTTTCGTTAGTCAACATCTCTCAACTCCTTCAATACAGCTTCAAGTAGGTGTAACACTCGCTGGAAATTGATCTTGGTTTCATCCAGGATTTGCTGATAATCAGGCTTCCCGTCATTATCCGAGTCATGAGTTTTGACGATCTCTATAACTTGCTCAATCTCACTCTTGGCTTTCTTCAGGATTCCAACAGTCTCCAAGATCGAAACACCGATCTCTTTAACCCGTCTGATGATTTTCATACGTCCTCCAAGAACATTTTGGCTTCCGTCTCTCGACGAGTAACCAAACCACGGTTCAGTCCGTCGTCATCCCGTACAAACAGCATCATAGCTAACGCGCATCCCACCATGTCACCTGCCAAAAGTTTCGCCTTTGAGGTGGAACCAGCAAAGTGGCCAATACCTATATTGAACACAAAGGCTCCCAGAGCTGATTTCATCCTGTCTGTAAGCCTCACCTCCACGCTCACGGGGACGTGCTTAGATAATCCGTTCTCAAAGATCGCGATGTCCTTTTCAAAAAGCGCCTCAATCTCTTGGATTGGGATTTTTTTGTTGCCAAACCATTTAGACGCTTTGATTTCCCTCGGAGTGAGTTTATGGCCGTAGCCGACAGTAAGATAACCCCGTATCGGTTGACCGGGCAGCCAAGGTTTGCCAGTTTTATCGTCATAGATTTGTTGTCGCAACCCCTCGCTGTTTTTGATTGATTGTCTTCCGAGTGGTGGTATTTTCATGGACGGCCTCCTTGGTCGCCAGTGGAATCGGCAACTATGTGAACACGGTAAGGTCATTTTGGCATGTTGACCTCCTGTTAAATAAGCCCTACTCGCCGTGCCGCCTTGTAGGCTTTGTCTAATTGTTTCCAGTTGAGAGATTCAGAATAGAGCTGACGAAATAACTCAGATCGCCTCTTTTGCGTCCTCGCTTTCCCGCAATTGATCCAGGTTTCACTGAACACCACTTCGCACGGAAGCGATGCTGTGACTTCCTGCACCGCATCGTATGACACATGGCCGTACAAAAGCTGTGCGGCTATCACCAGCCCAATCATTAGAACCTCCTGGCGGTCAAGAAACTGTTCTCTTTTACTTTTAAGTCGCTCACGTCCACCGTATTCTGTGCCCACTGTAATGCGCAGTTACCAGCAGTCCCGCCATTGGCGATTACACCTTTGATAAGAAGATTCCTTTCGGTCGTGCTTCCGCCGCCTGTTGTAGTTGTCGCACCAGCCAACGTTGGCGTAATGCGAAATACATCAACACTATCCAATCCGACAACCGTGTACTTGATCGTCGAACCGGCAGGACCAACTACCGTTAGTTTAAGATCCGCCACGCCAGCCGCACTTGCGTCTGTGTAGGAAATGAATTGCTCAAACTCCCAGTTCTCGTTTGTGGCTACAGTAAATGTTAACGTGTCATCATTCTGAAGCACTGTCGAGTTATTGACAGTTTCGTCTGCGGTTTTTCTGATTGTTATCGGTGGACGCTTATTGTGAAATAGAACTTTGAAGTGTCCGTTTACGGTGTCATTATCCGGCACAATCAGTACGGTTTCAAATGGAGCCAGAGTTATCGAGGCGTTACTGACGCCTGCAACATCGATGATTTGGTTTCCACCTTCGCTATGGGCAATGGTAACGGTATTGGTGCTGTTATCACGACGACTGATGAGGAAATATTCGCCAGTAATGAAATGCCTGTTCGGAAAAGTTAGCAGGACGTTTCCACCCGTCGCGATAGCATTATTAATACCAGGGCGCAACGTTCCGCTTACTGTCCACTCTTTTACAGAATTGCCAAAATTACCAATGCGATGCCAGGCTGCTAAGCCGGCTCCGAATGTAAATGCTGAAACAAAGGTAGCGGTCTGCCTCGGTCCTAAATACACATCGTGTGAAAACGAACCGTGGTCATCCAGATCTGTACCTGTGATTGTTACAGAATTAGTTCCATCGGCCGAAATATTCTTGAATGATATGACTTGACCAACATAAGTGCTGCGACTTGGCATCGTCGTCGTAAACGATCCAGTGCTAGTATCGCAAGCGTTATGGCCAGCAATAGGTGCTGTATCGCTAGGGGTTAGTGTTTTGGTTTGTTGTTCGATGATGTTTTTGGAAAGAACAATCCAGTAAGGCGTTCCAAGTGAATTGTTGTAGGCAGTAAGCGCAACAGTCGCTTCTGGGCCTATATAATAAGTGTTATTGTTTTTTCCCTGTCTAGCAATCGTCTGTCCACCACTGCTGTTCAGACAAGCGTAGTTTGTTGATTGGTTGTGAACGATATACAGTAAACCGTCATTACTGGCACTGATTGTTGGCAGTGTAGCCTCCGTAGCTCCGACTCTGAGGACAACGTGTGTTGAATTAGCGAAAGTGTAAGTGGCGTCAACCGTATCCTCGTCAATATCCAGGTGAATTTTTTGCAGTGCCGTCAGGCTTGTAATGTCACTATTCGCTCCAGATGCAGCAGTGTTGACACCGACAACGCCCATCGTTCTATCAGCACCCAGTGTCGGGATGGACAAGATACGATCAGCCGCTTCGTTGGCAGATGGTTTAAGCAGAATCTCGTTATCGTTGGCGGTATCTTTCACCTGTAAACTGGTGTTGTTGAAAGTGTACGTACCGGTGATGGTAGGGCTATCTGTTGATTGCAGTCCGCGTGAATTACTGAGTGCTTGCCCATGTGACGGCAATTGAGCAAGCACCATGAGTAGCGCAGATAACCAAAGACGTTTCATAGCAATTCTCCTTATGGTGTTAGCGGCATATTGTTTGCGGCTGCATGGGCTTCGATTGCCGCAAGTGAGGCGTTACGACCAGAGGCGGCGGCTGGTGGAAGGTCGATATTTTTAACCCGCCCCCAGACAGTCTTACGATGAACCGCTTTCAAGTTACGGTCTGCAATAAGCGGAATGAGTTGGATGTGCTGCGGCATGATTGCTGGATCGTTGTAACAGTCAGTCAAGAACTGTGTATATCGCGCCTTTGGTATCGGTGTCCAATCCCAACCTGCCGCAATGCTTTCAGCCTGGATCTTTTGCGCGTCCGTTGCGGTACTCTTGTATTGGATTTTGTAAGCATTGGGATTGGTGGTCGTGCCACCACTCACGCCGTCAACCGGTATTCCGGCATCAACAAGCGCTTGTGTGAGATCGCTCAGGCGATTAGCACAACAAGGTGGTATCAGAAGAGTGATTGTAAGCATTAAACAAAGGAAGCGCATATTAAAACTCCGTTGTGGTCGTCATTGAATCAAAATAGCCACCAGGTGGATTGGCTACACCAGAGCCTTGTCCGTAAAACGTTGCGGTTGCGGTTAAAGTATCTTCAAGATGTTGAACAAAGGTGACACCACCTGTTGCCGGCGGTGTTGATGTTGCAACACGTCCAAAAAAAGAAGCATGAGCGACCATATTAAGAGCTTCGCCCGCTACGGGTATTTCATGAATACAAGAAGATCCGCTTCTGCGACGATTCACTCCATCTGATATAACCGGAGACGGGAAGCCGTCTCCAATACCAATACCTATCACAGCGGTGATTACAGAGTGCTCACCACCACCTGTTAGAATAGTTTCCGCTGGTGTTTCGCGAATACCCATAACAACAGTGTTTAAGGTAAGCCCTTCTCTGAAATGAAATCCTTGCGCCTCGCGCCAAGCTGTACCTGTATAAGTCCAACTCGTACTACTCACTTGTGATGCTGTACACATACGGATTCGATTGTACCGATTCCACACATGCACAAAACCTTCAGGCGCTACAGAGCATCTCCCTGGTGCAAAAACAAAGAAAATATTTCTTACATCAGTCATGATCGTTCCAAGAAAACGACGTGTAGTATCACCGCTTTTTACGTCAATGCCGTCCTGTTTGGTTAAATCCGTGACTCTTTCGGTGATGCTGCTTGCGCAATCCAAGGGTGCGATGGTGGGTGTTGTGTAACTGAAAGACAGGCTATCAACAGTAATCGAGGTGTTCGCTACGACGACGGTTACTCTCGCGTATTCAGAATTAGAACCATCTGAAATGCTTACTATGTCACCATTGTTGGCTGAGTGAAAAATGGCAGTATTGGTCATGTTGATAACAACACTAGATCCTGCGGCTGGATTGTTTGTCGCTGTTCGCGTATCCCATGCCGTAGCTTCTAGTGTGACAATTCCACCGCTATTGAAAGCATAAATATCATAAAGAACACCACTGGTGCTCGGTATTGCAATAGAGGGGTTTGTAAACGTGAGATTCACCCACTTACCCACTCCGTCATAGAGACTAATTACATTGCTGATATACGGAAGATAAAACAAAGTGGTGGCAGCGGTAGTGTTGCTGTCGGTAGGATTGGTTGCACTAAGCGTAAGTCTGCCACCACAAATGAAGTTGCTGGTGTTGGGGAGGTCCGCAAGTACGGGACGCCTGAAGGTTGGCACGGCAGCAGCACCGCTAACGGGTCCAGATAAAACCTCATTGGCATTTTGGTTCACTAACGTACCGGTAAAGGTGCCAGACGTGGTGATTGGTGAGCCTGTATAACTAATGATACTTGGCCCGACAATCGCCACGCTGGTAACTGTGCCCGTTCCAACACCGGCTCCCCACTCAATATCAGTAGCGCCAGCGTTGACTCGCAAAACCTGTAGGGCTGTACCTAAAGGCAGTTGGGTCAACGTGGTGGCCGCTGTGGCTCTAAGGATGTCACCCACCGCATAGGTGATTTGTCCCGTGCCGCCGGCACCAGCCCCCAATGTACCGAACACGGGATCGCCAGTACCTTGACTTAAAAGAGGTTGTCCAACACTGCCGGTCGCCGTAAACCTAAGTAGATTGCCATCACCAAAAGCAATACCGCCATCGGTATAAGCACCCGTTTTCAGGGTCATGTCAGCAGCGCCACCAACGTCGGTAATGATAATCGTTCTAGGGGCAGCCGGATCGACCCACGTAATCGTATAATTTGCCGTGCTTTGTAAAAGTGTGAAACTGCTTGCAGTAAAAGAAGGTGCCGTTAGTGTTTTATTGGTCAGCACGTCAATACTACTGAGTCCAACAAGTGTTTGAGCGGTGCTCGGAAACGTCATTGTATTAGCGCCACCAGTGAGCGTGTTGGTGCTAAGCACAGGCGCGGAGGAAAGAGTCAGTATTCCTGCCTTTGTCTGTGCTCCTTGTGTCATCAAGAAATCAGCATCAGCCAAAACATCAGGTATGGTATAGAGTCGATTGGCCGTCACGTCAAAGCCGTCAACCGTCAAGTTGAAAACAGCACCATCGAACACAAGCGTGTCACCGTTGGCGATGTGCGGGCTGTCGGTAAATGTCTTTGTACCAGCGATTGATTGAGCGCCCGCTGTTCGCACCACGGTCGCATCGACCTGCACAGTTACAGTGCCGTTAGGTCCAGTATCAGGAAGACTGATACCATCACCAGCAGTCAGAACACGTTCGGCGGACAATCCACCCGTCAGCGCCAGGGTTAGATACTGTGCATCTGCTGGCGCTCCTGCCGGCGGAGTGGTATAGGTCAAGACACCACCAACCACACCAATAAAACTTCCGTTTGCCCCCACGGCCAGACGTGACCAATCGGTAACACCGCGCACCAAGATGTCTTGGCTTGCTACGGCTGCCCCTGATGTGCTGTTAGCTAGAGCGTTAAACCCAAGCTGTCCTGTGATTTGTCCCGTACCTCCCAGGGTGATCGGCACGGTGGTTAGTGTCAGAGTTGCCGGTCCATGAGAAGCGCCACCAATCGTCAAAACCAGTGGCGACGTTGCCGCGAGTATCCTGGGATTCGTCAGCGTCGGTTCATCCAAATAAAGGATGTATGGCGCGTCTGGGTTCGCCGGTGGCGGCGGATTATAGATCCAACCCTGAGCAATTGCCGGCACACAGGAAAGAAAAAAGAGCAGCAGTAGTGCAATTAGCCTCATGGGTTAGGGTTTCCTGCATACGCAATCCCATCAACCCAAACGTTCACCACCGCAACGTCGGCCGCTATATAAAACAAGGTATTCTCAGGGATCTTAAATCCACCCATAGCGTTAGGAACGAACGTAAGCGTGTGGTCCGCTGGTGTCGCTCCAAGCTTGAACCATTGAGCCGCTTTACCGTTCCACACGTAACATGTCAGTGATCGGTTGGCGGCTTCATTGCCGATAGCAATTGTCAAAACACCACCCGCGTTAGCTTGCCCCATAGCCTGACTTTTCAGTGTTGGAGCCGCAATGGTAATGCCCCCGACTATTTGTCGAGTTGGTGTGCCGAATACTGCATCTAAAACTCGTAACATGGGTTTTTCTCCTTAGAGCTTGCAGATATAAACCAAGGTGTAACAAGCAATCGGCGGCACCGTTGTACCGTCGTACCTAGCCGATCCACTACCAATGGTTCCACCTGTCGTATTGGTGGTAAAAATATTAGTACCCTTGTTAGCGTCAACATCCGTAAGATTGTGACCACCGCTTGAGGGTGCGGCTCCAGAGCCGGTTGGTTTCCAGCCGACAACAAAACGACCAATCAGGTTCGGTGTTTGAGTGCCTGATTGAATCGTGCCATCGCACAAACCGAAACCAGAAGGAATGGTACTTGTGCCGGCAGCAAGAGGCGACCACGCGATAATGCTTCCTTTTGGGAAACCTGTGTTATCAGCCCAACTCGGCAAACCGGAAGCGACGGTAAGTATCTGGCCGGTAGTGCCAATCGGTAAACGCTGATTATTGCCAGCGTTAAAAAAGAGCGTGTCACCAGCGGTGGTGAGTGTTGTAAGGTTGGCAACAGCAGCGTAAACAAGCCCTAAAGGATTGGTACTGTCTGCCTTTATAAAAGTACCGTCTGCGCCAGCGGGCAGCGATTTAAGATTGACACCGTTGAAGACGTATAGATCGCCCTTGGTGGTCAATACATTCAGTCCGGTCGTAGCCGACAGTATAGTGTTGTTGAAATAACTAACAAAAGTGTCAATCCTGTTCCAATCAGCCGCGAAAATCACTTGACCATCAGACTTTGCACCGAACGGTGGGCTGGTGGCAAACGGAGCTGCCTTCGCCGCAAGCACCGCAACAAAAAGCCAGCTAAGTAAAAACGCTCCCCATTTCCTCATGTGCGTGTACCTCCTACGCTGTAGACCGGTTCCAGGGCGATAAAGTCGATAATGTGGTCAGATTGAACGCCCTTAAACTGCACCTCTATGTAACGGCCGTTACCTTCTGGCTCAAGATTCAATACCTTTACGTGTTCCGAAGGAAACGAACCATCTCCCAACACCCAAGAGCCGAGCACCGTACCCGATACTTGATCGGCTCCCATCGGGAAGTTGCTCAAGACTTGCGAGCGACGCATGGTGCCATTGTCCATGAACTCATAAACGAAACTGTTGGCAATCCACTTCTGATCGCCACCCTCGGTAATGACGCCTATCTTGCGAAGTGATTGACCTTGTAATGGATTGCCGGCGGAAAGTAGCGGTGATACGTATTCCCAGGAGACAGCAGATGTATCGTAAAGCTGTCCGGTGTAGTGAACCTGAAGGAAACCGTCATAACCGCCACCAAAAAACGTAGAGCCGAACCGAATCGAACAAGCGACACCAGTGCCATCCTTAGTGCTCCAAATTGGATTAATGGTGTTTGGATCGCCCTGTCCAGAGTTGTAGTTCATGATCAGTGCGTGGGCAGATTGTTGATTGGCGAATGTCACCAACTCTTGATCGATTGGAAACCAGAACTGCACCTCTTGTGTCAAAAGATTGTGTGTGGCGTGGGTTTTTGGCACACCAATTGGGTTGATTCGGTTAATCAGATCCTGTTGATCGAGCGTTAGACTGGCGTTGAGAAGGGTGGCGTTATCAACAAGTGACGAAAATCGCCTTATACCGTTGGTCGAGAGAAAGTAAAGGTCATTTTGTAATTGAATCCACGCTCGGTTGGACAAAATTCCGTACTCTTTCGTAAGAGTGACCATCCTAAAATCAAGCGCGGAAGTTCCGGTAATGAGGGCAACACCGTTAACGCATCCAATAATGGTAATTTCGTCATTATCGAGATTGTTAATCCGTATAGCTTTAACCCCGCGTATTACTCCGAGTTTTGGATCGATTTGAAAAACTCCACCATCGGTTGCTACCAGGGTTGGCCCTACAACGCTAGCGGTTGCTGGAGTCCCAGAGTTTGTAACAAGAATGTCGCGAGAAGTGCTCGCACCGGTAAAGCCCGCGTAGACCATGCGGTTATAGAACTGTTCACAGAAGGTTGGTTTGTCATAGGTTTTACCAAACGCAGCACCGAACGCAGGACCGGCACCACCGTTCAGAAACAGATTAGACGAGGTGGACGGCATAGCTGTAATTTGCAGAGGCGATTGCTTGTCACCATTCACGTAAATTAAAAGCGGGGTGGCTGCTGCTGCTGACGCTTGAAAGTTGCGCATACACGGAAGCGCTGTGGCACTTAATCCTGTGAGGATGTTCGTCTCGGTAAAGGTGGCAATGTCGTAACTCATGAGCTTATCGCCAACTTGAAAGATAAGCGTCTCCACAGCGGCAGAATCCACAAAAACGGCGAAGTCTAAAAAGGCGGCGCCGGCATTAAAAGCAGTTGCGCGGTGTCTTTTCCATCCAACGTTCCTGTTTGTCCAGATACCGCGCTTCTTTGTTTGCTGAAGATTGTTTAAAACTTTGGCTTGGTTTTGACTACGAAAAAAATCAGCCGGGTTGGTTGCCACGCCGGCGGCAGCGGTAATCAGTCCGGCTTGGAGTGACTTACCATACTGCGAGAGAGGTGTTTGACTAATCGGTGAGCTGTCTTGTGACATATCATTGGCTTATTGGGTAAGTCTCTACCTTGCGATTACCGTATCGCCGCATCCCTTGGACAAAAAGACCCGGTCTTATGGCTTGTCTTTGTTCTGCCGGCGCAGAAGCGACAGATTTGATTTGATCCAGGGCTGTTTGGGCATAGGCTTCGATATTGCTCTCTTTGCCTTCTCCTAATGCCTGCTCAAGAAAAAGCCTGCCTTGGAGCCAGAGAGCGTGTTCATATTCGACCGGCCAGAGAATCCCATCGGTGTAATTCACCAACGGTTGAGCGTTGAGCTTTGCTTGATAACGAACAGTAAGATTTCTGTCCGGGTTGGGGTAAAAACGAATCGTGTGTGTTGAGTTTGGGATACTGGATTCTTGGGTTGGAATCAAGATCCAGTAACGAGGGATAGAGCTAGGAACGATGCTCAGATCTGGATAGACCGAACGAAACTCACGATAATCCCAGTTGTAGAGCGGGACAGCGTTACCACTGGTGGTTAAAAAGAAGCTGTGCCAGAGGGGATTTTCAGCACTGATCAGTGTGCTTAGCTCATACTCTTGGATACCAGAAGTGAGAGGCATCGAAAACTCGCGCTGCATAAAGCGCTCATTCATCTTCACAAGAAGCATACGATTGGCGAGATCGGTAAACGCTTTGCATTGAACCTGAAAGCGGGTGAGTTTGGACCGGTCGGCAAAATCAGCCTGAGCTATCTGGCCTTGACCAGACAGCTCAAGGATCTTGTTTACAGTGTCTCCGTATACTGAGTTTGCCATTAGAAGTCCGCCGGCTCCCACTCAACTGTCATCGTCACCTGTTCAGCATCAGTGCCTTGGGTGCCAGCGTTGTACTCAAGACAGATCGCCTGAGTGGCGGTCAGGGTTAAGTCGATAGTCGTGGCGGTCAGTGTCGCCACTACTCCAACATCAGCAGTTGTGCCGTTGAGACTAACCGAAGCTGTCGAAAGTAGAGTGGTGCCACCGAAAGTTGCCTTTTCTACCTTAAGAAGGTTTGTGCCGGATACTGGATCTACGTGAGTTCCGTACATAACCTGTTTAATGGTGCCCGCTCGACCGAAATAGAGCATACCTCGGTAAACCGTGGCGTCAGTATTAACACCAGTCTCAGGAGACAGTCGAACCGTCTGGACTTGACGCTTAGCGCTTCCCGTTTGAATATTGGCAGCGGTTAAACCGCCCGTGATTGTCGGAGCTGAGCCGAAAGTCTTGACACCGTTTATGGTCTGAACGCCTTCGCTCTGAACGATATTAGCGTTACCTAAATCTTGAATGGTGATAGTGTCACCATTGGCGGTCAAGGTGCCAGAGCTTAAAACAGGAGCGGCGGTTAAAGTTGCCACCCCTGTGAGTAGACTGGTACCGGTTACAGCAAGATTGCCGGAAACGGTTTGGTTGCCGGCTTGTGTTACCGCACCGGTTAAAGTGGTGGCACCGGTAACGGTCAACGTTCCACCTACCCGCGTATTGTTGGTAACACGCAGGTTTTTGAGCTTGGTTTCCGATTGAGGGGACAGCGCTAACGCCGGCCCTGCAAAAAGCAGGGCAAGCATCAGGGCTGTGGCGCGGCGAAAAAACTTAGTCATGGGGTATCTCCTTTAGACTCCACTTGAACCCCAAAGACCACGCCAGCTACCCATCAAGAAGCTGTAGCGGATCTTGACCTTTACGATGACATCATCGGTGTAAGGATCTTCCACCATGCTGAAGGTTGGACCTTCGCGCAAGAAGTAGTAGTTCTTGGCCCGACGAGCATCGCGCAAATACCATTGAGTGTTTCTGATTGTCGCGCTCGCACGAATGAGGAACGGCAAACAGACCGGCTCAATTGAGAATACGTTTGGCGTGAAGTTGGCAGTGTCAGGCTCGTAAGGTGCAACCTTGAACTGCTTAGCCAAACGATTTAAGCGGGGTGGATGGATGAGTTGAACGGTTTCGGTGCCGAACGGTGCCGGCATCCCGTTTTCGTCCAACGTCTCCATCATGTCCGAGATACCATCATTCAAACTGTCTGATGCAAGAGCGGCAGTTGAATAATTGCTATCGGTCACGCCTGGCGCTTTCTTGAGTGTTTGGAGTGTGTTGAATAGCGGCAAGCCGTTAGGTGCGGTGATACTTGTGGCACCGTTGTAAAAGATTCCCGTGGCATCGTCGGTGAGTTTGCGTTGTACCGCATCTCCTAAGCCCCACGACTTTTCTTCCATTTCGCTGTCATAGAAGTTGTCGTTCCACATTTCATCGGTGATTCGCATCGAGCCGGTGAATTTAGTGTGAACAGCAGCGGTTGTGTACGCTTTAACAACTTCCAACTGAACGTAAGGAGCGCCTTCAGGAGTTTCAATGACCATGTTGGGCCGTACAAACTCAAAGACTTCCTCTCTACGCTTGTTTGACTTCTTTTGGGTAAACACCTGTTTCCATGCGTCACCCGCCTGAAAGCCAAGTCCAAAGGCTTCGTGGAGCGTTGGCTCCATAAGCTCGATAAACTGTGCTCGGGTAGTAGGTCCAGCCATTGTGCTCTCCTTTTAGATATCTTTGAACAACAGGCGAACCCTGTAATTCTTGAGGTCAATACCAGTGACAATCAGATTGCCACCGGTCTTATCTGCGACCGTGGAGCTGATTTTTGTAGCAGGCGTAGTAGCATTTAGTTTCGGGGAACCCCCGATTCCATAAGGCACCACGCGAACGGTATCAGTCGCACTGGCAGCCGTTGAAAGTGCCGGGGCGAACGTGAATGTGTGAACACCAGCAAGCGCTGTGTCATCAGTGATTTTGCGATGTTGGTCCTTCTCTACAAAGTAGATAACACCTCCGTCGTAATCACCAGTAATGCCAGCAGCGGTGACAAGTGCCGTGGTTGTGGAGCCGGAGTTAACAGCCGTACCGTTGATTGGCGGGACTGCACCAGCACCCTCTAACTCGCTTTCAAACTCCAGGTTATTGCCAGCGCAAGGAATGGCTTCCAGGAGTTCACCACCAGTGGTGGTTAGGTCTTGCGTTACCGGACGCATGACAGAATTGAGCGGAATCATGGACTTGAAGATGTGCGTGGGCTTATCCGTTTGAGCATTTACTTGAGTAAAAATACCCTCGGTAAGTTCCAGTGCATCTCCTTCAACGAATTGCGTCGTCGCGGCGCCCTGATTTTCGTTCAGAATCTGTCCCGGCATGAACGTGATAAGCTTAAAAGCCATCTTCTTCTCCTTTTACTTGAGGGTCGCGAAACGTTTTGCTGACACCATCGCTTTTTCTTTGGCTGCTTCATCAGTAAGCCCTGAGCGCTTCGCCAATGAAAACATTGAGTCGTAGCGTTCACGGGCGTTCTCGTTCAGCTCGCCAACGACCGGATCAGCGGCGGGAATAGTTGGAGCTTGCGTTGAGGCGCCTGGCTTCATCGCTGGTCCCTTTGCTGGGGGACCGTCTTTTCCTGCTTTCTTGTAGAACTTAACCACCTCTTCTTTGGCTAGATTGCCAAAAAAAGCATGGTCCACTTCCCCGCGTCCAAACTTGTGTCGCATAGCGGCAGCCGCCGGATCGGAGTTGAATTTTTCAACTACTTTTTGAAAGATCGCATCAGCCGAATACGCCACCAAATCATCAGCCTGTGCAAACTGGGCAATTGTCGCCCGGATGACTTCAGAAGCCTTTTCGTGTTTTTGGTTTTCAGCATAATGGCCAACAGCTTGATTGATCCTTTCATTGATAGTGGCTTCTACGTTGCCTATGGTTTTGGCAATTCCCTCGATAAAGTCGTCTTGGAAATTAGAAGCACGTAGGTCTGCTATTGTCTTGGTCAGTAAACTTTGCTGCTGTGCGGGACTGCCACCCGCTTGAGAAAGACGAGCCAACAAGATGTCCGCGACTGCACTCGGATCAGCTTGTTGTATTACCATTGGAGCCGGGGCTGCCGGTTCGATTGGGTTTCCGTTTTCATCTACGTCCATTTATAAAACCTCCTGGGTTGACGATTCGACAGCAAGGATTTCAACCGGCTTTGTTGCCGGCGCCTTGCAAGCTTGTGTTTCTATTGTTTGAAAAAGAATCAGATAGGCTTGTCGCATCGTTGCCCCAACGTTTGAGGTATTGTCGTTTCTGTCCACCGGGAGCTTTGCTATGAGCGCGTCGGCTGACTGGAACGCTATGTCCTTAAGATATTGGTAGCCCGGCATGGTCGTAACCTGTCGGAGTGCGACTTGGATCTTCTTCTTGCTTGAATTACGGGCCTGGGTTGCCTCCATTGCCGCCTGGCGCACGTTTTGGACGCGCCGCTGACGGTTGCCCATTTCCATTTTGGGGTTGTCCACCATTTCCGCCTCCTAGAGCTGCTTGTATCTCCGGGTTTTGCATCGCCATAGCGAGCGCCGCCTGTTGCACCTGGGGATTCATCGCCGCCAGCTCCATAGGCGATAACTCCGCTTCTGGCGGGATCTCCACGCCAAGTTTTGTCAAAAGAGAGAAAGAGACTTGTTGCATCAGGACCGGGGCGTTCGGTAGTGCCATCTGGGTTCCGCCGATCACCTCAAGGCTCTTGTACAGGTTCTCGATTTCTTGTTGCCGGTTCCTAATACCATCCTGGCCTAAGACCTGAATACTGCGATCGGTATCAAACTGCTCGGCATCGACACCTTGCTTGACCATCTGGCCGCCGGTGGTCATGCGTTCAAAGGGTAGTTGTCCGCTAGGGTCCGGTTCGAGCATTTGCCGGCTCATGTCATAAACGCCCTGGCAAAGCTCCTGGAGACTGTCGTTAAACTTCTCGCTCTGTTCGTCAGTAGTTCCGCCGGCGGAAGCCGCCCGGAAATTAACTGAGGTCGCTGTTTCTCTGGTGCTTATACTCCTGTTCGGATCGCTTTGAAACGCCCCCATGTTGCCGAAGCCACCAGCGATCTTCTCTTTGTACCAACGGGTATCCTGTAATCCAAGCTGTACTCCCCGCTCTGGTGTGGGGATCGGTTTGATAAAGTCCAAGCCCAGACCGCTTAAAGCGATCTCGGTGATAGCCCCAGGGGCCATGTTGATACCTTGGTCCTCGCGAGCTACCCCACCTTGCATTACCATTGGTGGAAACTGAGACACAACCATTGCTTGAAGAAGAATCGAGGAAAGGACTCCGAGTTGCTTGTAGCCGCTGATAAGCTTCTCGACTGCTCCAATACCGTAAGCGTGGTTGGTGAACCAGTCTATGTAATTGTCCACAATCAGGCTACGATGCCCTTGAATACTGGGGTTCTGCTCCACAAGGATCATGCGCGGGGCGTTGCCTTCTCGACTGATCGCTATGTGAAAGTAGGTGTCGAAAAACTCCTTGCCCTCGTACTCAAGGTAAGGTAGGTGAAAGATGTAGACAGGCACTAACTTGCTACCTGAATTGACAGCGTTTTGAGGGAAGATACCCATCGTGTTAAGTGACTGTAGGCGTTTCTGTCCATCGGTATCGGACGAGTAAACATCCTCGGCCCGCCAGGGAACTATGTCGCTATCGGCGCCTTTACTAGCCAATAGATTGCCATACACTAACGTCCCTTCCACGCTGCCATCTTCTTTGCGCTCTCTCACTAAGTCAGACAGGCGGCGGTAAGTTTGAACAAGCGAGCCAATTTGTCGGTCACAAACGATGTCGGCTTCCGGGTCCAAGAAGAGGTCATAAACATCGAGCGGGCGAATACGCGGGCCATTGAAACCAACTCGTTCTTCCCGAACCTTGCTGATAAGTTTCACTTCGTTTGGTGGTATGCCAAGCTCTTTGCCTAAGCGCACCAAAGCCTCAATGTTTGAGAGTTGGTGATAGTAGACTTCCGTGTCCCATCTCCAAAAAATAGCGCTGGTTCCGCGCACGATAAGCTGTTTGAGGTGCCTGGCGAACATGCGCCGCGTCCGGGCTTTGCGGTGTAGGTGAATCTGGTGAGCCTCGATACTCTTAATCAGCATCGGGTCTTCCGTTTCCTGCCCAACGACCGTCAGCCAGCTTTCATCCTTTGGCATAAGTGCCAAGGAAAGAGTCATGGAGAGTTGGTTCACGCCATCAAAGATGTCTGTCTCGCCAAAGTCGGATTGGTCAATCCACGGCATACCTTCGGAGATCGGCAATTCTCGGTAACACAGATAGGCTTGGTCGCACTCTTCCCAAACATCTTCCAGGGGCCGCCGCGACCAGTGCCAATACTCCTTTTTGTCCCAAAGGTGCTTGGCTAGCCCCTTCATATAGTCGGAGTTGTACGGCGGGAGCGCTTCAAGCTCGTAAATCAGTTTCCCCATTTAGAATTGCCTCCAGGACGCCCCCACGGAACTTTGGGCCGGCGCGGTTTCTTAAAGTCGTCGTCGTCGCGATCACCAAAGCCCATAGGAAATTCTGAAATAACCAACATGCCGGCTCCGTCAACTACGTCTTCAAATGGGTGGACTTCATCTATAGCCTCTAAGACTTGGCCGTCTGGCGTAACCTTCCGGCGGTACTCGCCGGCAAGCGCCCTGTCCAGGTTGGGGCATGTTTCCGGGTTGACCATGAAGCATGGAGTGTTGAGCTGGCCGCAAAATTCGCCCATTTTGTTCTTCATGCCATGAATCCTGTAAATCACGCGATTCTTAGGGGCGATCCGAGACAGAAAGGTCCACTCCACGTTTATGTTGTGGTTGAGTTGGAGGTAGGTGTATTCAGCCATCGGTTGGTTGGAAGCAACCTTGTAGGCGCCGGCGGGGTCGCCTATGTACCTGAAAGCGTGGCCAGGAAACATGTCGCGCTGAATCTTGATGATTTCGTTAGCCACGTCCTTGAGCTGCGCGTTTTCCAAGACAAGCTCTTTCAGGAACAGGCAGCGCCCGTAGTGGTCAGCCTGACCAAACAAGACGGCGAACGTGATTCCAGGGTCCAGGACCACGATGATTGGTTTGTTCTCGACAGGCTTAAGATTGCGATCTTGGTGCGAATAACCATAGTTGTCGAACACCCAACCCTTGATAGAAGACGAGTAGCTGATGTCTACTTCTCGCGCCAAGTCTTCGGGCGACATGGTACGCTGCACCTCTCGGTACCAAGGTGATGAGTACCTGCCATTCATGTACTCCAGTCCCT